TAAATATTTTAGAGGTTTACAATGACTCGTCAGAACATATCAACTGGCACATTTGCTAATGACGGAAGTGGTGATACGCTTCGTCAAGCCGGGCAAAAGATTAATGAAAATTTTGTTGAACTATATAATAAACTTGGTGGAGATAGTAATACTCTAACAGGTACATTATCTATTGCTGGTAGTGGTATTTCATTTGAAGGTGCAACTGATGATACTAATGAAACAGTTTTAAATGCTGAAGATCCCACACAAGATAATATAATAACTTTACCAAATACTTCTGGTAATGTTGTACTAGATTCAGCTACTCAAACTCTTTTAAATAAAACGTTAACGAGCCCTACATTAAAAACACCACGAATTAATGATACAACATCTACTCATAATTATTTTGTTACTGTATCTGAATTAGTTGCAGATAGAAATATCAATTTGCCGATTTTAGGTAGCGATGATATTTTTGTTTTTAATGATAATGCTGCAACTCTAACAAATAAAACTCTTACGGCTCCTACATTAACAACGCCACTTATTTCAGGTCATATTGCAGATGCAAACGGAGCTGAGGTTTTTGGAATCAGTCCGGCTGTAAATGCTGTTAATCATATTGATGTAGAAAATGCTGCAGCTGGTTCTAGCCCTTTCTTAAATGCTCATGGTTCGGATACCGACATTGACATATGTTTAAAAGGTAAAGGAACAGGATCGGTAACAATAGAAAAGGGAGCATATTCGGTAGGTGAAATAACATCTACTGGTGCTGCAAATGTTTCTAAAGGATTTATTCTCGCAAACTCAGCGACTCCGATTACAATAACAGTAGCTGATGGTACAACTGTTGGAGAACATAAGATATTTACAAATAAGAATGCTGGTGCTGCTACTATCACTCCAGCCAATTTTGGACCAGGAACTAGTATAGCTTTAGATAACAATGAAGGTTGTCAGATGATATGGGACGGTGCAAATTGGCAGTTGATTGGTAACAACGGCGGAACAGTGAGCTAAGGAATCTAAAATGGTTGCAATTACTACAGATAGATTTAAAAAACAAGTTTTAAATGATCTTTTTACGGATGTTACTGATTCATCTGACACATACTATATTGCTATTGGTAGATCGCAAGATTGGAATGCTACAGATGTAGCTCCTACTCCTACTAATACAGCAAAAACTGAAAGAGACTTTCGAGTTGGTATGCAAGCAATGAAAAAAGGTGAAGATGTTTCTTATGTAGTTCCTCGCTATAACTGGTCATCAGGTACGATTTATTCTGGATATGATGATCATATTGAAGGCTATCCAACTAATGCATTCTATGTTATGACTGACGAATTAGCAGTATTCATGTGTTTACAACAAGGTCGTGATGCGCAGGGAAATGCAGTTGCTTCTACTATTAAACCATCTGGATCTTCATTAGATCCTATTACTACATCAGACGGATATGTATGGAAATACTTGTATGGTCAAACAGCGTTGCGATCTTTAAAATTTACATCTGCAAACTATATGCCTGTACAGTTTGTTGATTCGGCAGATGTAAACTCTCCTGCATTAGAACAAGAACAAAAAAATATTCAAGATGCCGCCGTACCGGGTCAAGTTATTGCAGTTAAAATAAACAATGGTGGAACTGGATATACATCAGCTCCGAGTGTTGGATTTACAGGTAATGGTACTAAGGTTCCTCAAGCAACCGCAACTATTAATAATGGGGAAATAGTAAAAATTGAAATGAACGACTCAGGCACCGGTAAAGCTTTTGGTGCTGGATATGATTACGCTTCTGTTACATTTTCTGGCGGCGGTGGATCAGGCGCACATGCTAGGGCAGTACTTTCTCCGAACGGTGGAATAGCGGCAGATCCAAGAGAAGATTTAAGATCTAGCGCACTTATGTTTAATACAAAACTTGAAGGTGATGAAAATAATGCGTTAATTACAAGCAATGATTTTAGACAAGTTGGACTTATTAAAAACCCGGTAGAAACAGACTCGGCATCAAGTGGAGCCTTGTTTACAGCTACTGCTGGCAACTCATTAAATAAATTAAAGTTTGGTTCTATTGCACAAAATTTTAGTACAGATAAAACCATTCAAGGATCTACATCATCAGCAAAGGCTTATGTAGATAAATTCGATTCAAACTATGTTTGGTATCATCAGTCTGATTCAACCGGCTATCTTACATTTACTGAAGGTGAAACAGTCACAGAATTAGATGGTAACGGTGAAGGCATTCTTGATTCTGCTGCAAATGATCCGGATACAGATGCGTTTACAAAATCCACAGTAAAACCTTTTTCCGGAACACTATTATATGTAGATAATAGGGCTGCGATTGAAAGAGATCCAAACCAAACCGAAGACATTAAAGTTATTATTCAGCTGTAAGGCAATTAAATGGCGAACAAATTTACAGATAAGATCTTTAGCGATACGTATAAAGACGACTATAGAGATAGCGACAACTATTATAGAATTTTGTTTAATTCTGGTAAAGCTCTACAAGCACGTGAGCTTACTCAGATGCAAACTATTATTCAAAAAGAGATGGAGCGATTTGGTCGAAATATTTTTAAAGAAGGTGCATCTGTAAATCCAGGTGGACCGACACTTAATACTCGATATGAATTTATAAAACTAGATACTAGTACTAATACTCTTCCAGTAGATTTATCAACTATTGTTAATGATGAATTTACAGGACAATCGTCAGCATTTAAATTTATTGTATTAGAAGCCATTGCAGCGACTGCTACAGATCCTGCTACTCTTTATGTTCGTTATACAGACACATTGAGTGCTACAGCAGATTTTTCTGTATCACAAAAAGCAACTGCTGGTGAAGATGTCGTTGGATCCGTATCAGGTGTAACTCTTACTGTTCAAACTACAGATACAACTGCTAATCCTGCAACAGGATTTGGCTCGCGTGTTTCTATTGATCGAGGAGATTTCTTTACTCAAGGTCATTTTGTATTTGCTGAAAAACAATCAAAGATTATTAGTAAATACACTTCATTACCTACAGCAACTATTGGATTTAAAGTTCAACAAGATATCGTATCTTCTACGGATGCTGAGGCTTTGTATGATAATCAAGGCGCAACACCTAATACATCAGCCCCAGGTGCAGATCGATATAGAATTCGTTTAGTACTTGCGACACAAGATGAAATAGATTCTGACGAAAACTTTGTATATTTTTGTCGTATTATCAATGGTAATATTTTTGACATTGTATCAGGAAATAGTCAATATAAAGCCGTTGAAGATCGTATGGCTCAACGAACAAATGAAATAAATGGTAATTTTAATATTAGTCCATTTTTACTTCAATATGAAGAAGATTCTGATGCTAACTTTTTAAAAGCCGTCGTTTCCCCCGGACTATCATATGTCAACGGCTATAGAGCAGAAAAAGAATATCCTACTAGAATTCGTGTTCCAAAAGCACAAGATACAATTACATTAGAAAACCAGGTCGTGGCAGCCAATTATGGTAACTATGTGATTGTTGATACTATGGTAGGTACTCCAAATATTGACGTTTTTCAAGTTCGTAACTTAAGATCTGCAGTAGGTCATGGTGGATCTACTATTGGTACTTGTCGTGCACGATATCTTGAAGAAGATGGTGCTAATTTTAAATTATACATTTTTGACGTTGTTATGAATTCAGGTCAGAAGTTTTCTGATGTACGTTCTATTGGTGCCTCCGGTGGTGATTATGCTAACATAGTATTAGATAACGGTGAAGCAATACTAAACGATATTGGAAATAATAATCTTCTTTTTGGTTTACCTTTCTCTAGACCAAAAACATTATCAGATATTTCTCTCGAAGTACAACGAAAGTTTAATGCTTCTTTTGACGCCTCGGGTCAGGCAACTCTTACGCTAACTGCGACAGGTGAAACATTCTCAAATACCTCTGATTGGATCATATCTGTCGATTCTAGTGGTTCTATTATTAGTGATAGTGTTTCAATATCAGGTGCCGGTACACAGGCAG